CGCACACGACCCAACTGACCTTCATATTTTTTACCAACATATTCATTTAAAGTATCATAAACTTCTTTAAAATATGTATGATTTAATTCTGGTATAAAAGTACCATAATCTCTTTCATCAAGTTCTTGTTGTCTAATAACTTCTTGTCCATCAACCATTGTTCGATAAACACCACCAGTACCTTCATAAAAACATTCTGGAGCTTCTTGAAAATCTTTTTTTGTCAAACAAATCTGATGATATTTTTTATCAGCATTTAAAACTTGATCTGGCCAAGGTGCTATTTTTAAAACTTGTTCCAATGCAACTACAAGTTTTTGTTCATCAAATATTAAAGGTAATTTTTCAAAGTATTTCAACCCTTAACCCAATCCTTTGCAATAGTAAAATTGGCATGAGAAAATTCAAGTCTATCGACTAACTTAACTGCATTACCATCTTTAGAATTAATAGCAACAAAACCTTCTGGTGCTGTAACTTTATAACCACTACCAGTTTTTAAAAATGTTCCGATACCTTGAATGGTTTGTAATTTTCTAACAACCATTTCTTTTGCTTCAAGTATACCCAAGTATGTTGCTATCGTAAAATAAACTTCAGTTTTAAATCTTTTTAAAACTTTTTTAGATTCTCTCTTTACTTCTTGATAAGACTTTTTACCTTGAGGTGTTTTCTTAGAAGCAATCTCTTTAGATACTCTGTCCATATAATACTTATCAAACTCTTGAACAAGTTTTTTAGTATCTTCTATTTTTATTCCACTACGAACTTTAGTATTAAAAAAGATTTTCAAAAGAGGAGCTATTCCCCACTTAGAATTTTCAGCAGTCTCTTTTGCTAACACATTTAGAAACTTCCCAGCCTTAACAGCTGCACCAGCAATCTGATTTATTTTTTTCTCAAGTTGCTTAGTTTCTTTTGGTGTAAAAGTTGCGGCATTAGCAGTATCAACATATGCATCATCAAACCAAACTTTTTTAGTTTTTCTAAAAATACTTGAATCAACACCATAAGATGCTTTCAAAGAACTAATAGTATCTCCTGTATACTTCGTATGCCACACAACTCCTAGAGTTGCTTTTCTCATTTGAGAAGCCAAATCACTATCTTCTGGAACAGCATAAGTGATAGTATTTGGTGTAAATGTTAAACAGCTCGCACCATCAATTTTCTGTTTGGTTAAATCACCCTTAGAAAACATAATATCACCTTGATAAATGCCTTCCATACCAAGATCGGGTAAAGTTTTTATGGCAGCTTTGAGTTTATCTGAAGGTCCTTGTGTACCATGATTAGCTTCAACATCAGCTACTGTATAATTAATTTTAGGAACCTTATTAAAAAGGGCTTTTGTTGCTACAAAAAACTTTCCGTTCTCAGGATTTATACCAGCATAAATTGCGGGTGCGCCATCCCATTTTACAGTTACATTCGTTTTACTTTTCCCTCCTATTAACATAGTATTGAGAGATTTTAAAAACTGAATTGCTGTAGTTGCACCTTTCACACCATTGTTGATGATCTCATCTTCAAGATGCTCCATGTGCGTTCTTCTATCTTCATTCAATAATCTTCTAAACGATTTCATTATATAGTCAATGTCAAATTATTTTTATTTAATATGTTGTCTTGTACATCCATTTCCAATCCAAACATATTTCCTAAAGCCATAATACCGGCATCTGCATATTCTTTAATTTTTGATATAGCCTCTTTAATAATACCTACAAATTTATTCCAAACTTTCTTAATACCATCCATTAACTTTGTAGCTAATGATTTAATTCGATCAAAAAATGCTCCTTCAGTTATAGCATTTTCTTCTAAATAATTTTGATAAATATCATATTGTTTAATATAATTTTCAAACAAATCATTAGATTCAAACTGTACTTCTTTTACACCCAATCTTACATTCTGATATATATTATAACCTAAATGATTTGATGTTGAAGAACCTTTCCAATTAACATCTATATTAACTTGATCGGCATATTCTTTAATTGTTTTTGAATTAGGTCCCTTAATCTCATGTTCTTTAATTAAGAAATCTTCAACCATTCCTTTTGGTTTCCAAACAAACATATACTCTGCTGTCTGTACTGCACTCTTTCCAAATTTCTGTGAACCAGATGCTGCTTCATAAACAAATCCCAATTTAAATAATTCATTCTTTTTAAATAAAGCTTTTAATTTTTTCTTAACTTCTTCTTGATTATCCTTAAAAATTGTATCCATATTTTTAAGAAGTTTTTTATTTTCTTTAGCAATATATGTAGGTGCTAATTTAGCATTAGCTTTACCTTTCGCTGTTGCCATCTGCTTCATCTCTTTACTAGGATTAGCAGCCTTAATTGATTTTTTAAGTATTGCGGCCTTTTTAGGATTCTTTTCTTTCTCTAATTGTTTTTTTAATTTCTCCCAACGCTTAACTTCTTTCTCTGCCCATTTTTGCATACTATCAGTAGCACGTGGATTAGTGTCTCTAAATCTTTTCATTACTTTAACAGAAGCATAATAACCTTTTGTTGTTGCTTCTTCTAATTTAGACATAGAATCAGTTAAAGTTTTTACAGCATCAATTTTTGCTGTCTTAGCAGCTGCGTTAGCAGTTGCAATTGACTCACCTTTTTTTCCTGACATCAACTGAGCGCCGTCTGCATTCTTAACAGAATACTTATAACCTCCTATAACAATATCTGTCTTAGAAGTATCTGATCCTTTTTTATTTGCCCACTCTGACCATTGAGGAGTTAATTTACCTTTAGCTTGGATTTGATATGTTCCATCACCTTGAACTACATCCGAAACATTCTTTCCAAATTTCATTAACCCTTTAATACTATCTTCTTCTTTACCTTTATCCCAAACAGAATTTGCTTTTTTAAATTCTTTATTATTTGCCATAGCATCTAACAAAATATCTTTACCCTTTTTACCACCGGCAGATGCAGCTTGATAACAAATACCAATAACTGTTTCCATAGCAGTAGAAAGATCAGTAGCCTCAAATAAATTCTTTAAATGTTTTTCTTCTCTAAAAGTTTTAAATGACTTCATAGTTTTTTTAATCTATCTATGGTACATAGAGGACAATCCTCTACGGAAATGGAACGAAAAGGACAAAGTTTATAATGTTCAATATCGTCAAATCCACCCAACATAAAAATACTATTCTGACTCTTTCCTTTTTTCTTAGCTAATTTTGATGCAGAATCTTTGAACAATTCTATAATTGATTTTTCTTTCATATATCTGTATTTATAGTATATATTACCTATTATTTATAATAATTCAACATTTGATTAAATTTTCCAATCATCTAAAACGGGTTTAATTGGTCTATTTGCCGTCAATGGTGCTATTTTAACGTCTTTATGTTGCTTCAAAAATGGAGTATCTGAGGAACTAACTTGCGTATTTTTAGCATATGAAGTAGTAGAACCTCCATCAGCTAATACCGGTTGTTTATCCTGTGAAATACTCTCCAATCTCATACGTTTTTTATTAATACTAATCATAAATTTTGAGTTATAAGTAACATCACTATAACGATTCTTCAATTGCTTAAACATAAGTTGTTGACTCCCAGCATCTTCTTTTGCAACTATTGCCATCATCAAATCAGCAGTTGCTGGTAAACCAAATGATTCAGATATATTTGACATATCAGGATCAGAACTCATATATCCTTCACGATTTAACTGTGAACTTGTGATAACAGGAGTATTTGATTCAACTGCAAAACCACGAATTTCCTCTGCTATGGATTTGATATAAACATAAGTATTCATATTTGATGTCCACTTTACTCTACTAGATGCACATATATTTAAATAATCTAATATAATAATTTGTGGTGTAAATCGTTTCTTTATTTTCAACTCTCTCAACAAAGCACGAAAATTACCAACATGCGCACCTGAAGTAGGATATTCTTTAATAATTAATTGTCCAAAATTTCTAGTAGAGTTCATCATCTTTTCAATTTTTTTATTAAATGAATCTCTCGGTAAATGTTGAATTTGATCTAAGTCAATATCTAACAAATTAGCATCAATTCTTTCTGCTATTCTTTCCTGTGCCATTTCCATTGTAATATACAAAACATCAAATCCCTGTTTAATATATTCAGATGCCAAATGAGTCTTGACTAATGTTTTACCTACTCCTGTACCACCTAAAAATACTGTTAAAGTTTTTGGTGATATTCCACCATTAGTAATTTTATCAAGAATCTCTAAATTAAATGGAAATTTTTGTTCTCTTTTATGATAAAAATCCCATCTATCTGTTGCATCTTCAATATAATTATGACCAACACTTTGATCTAAAGATACTCCAAGTGCATCCGTCAACATATCTGGTATTGCATCTTTTGGTCTATTTGTATCTTTACCTTCTAAAATAGCAATCGAATCTACAATACCATTATATACAGCAGCATCTTTTGCCCACTTTTCTGTTTCATATAATAACCATTCTGGATCATTTGATTTACTATTTCCTAAACCTTTTAAAACCTCTTTACAATTACCAAACAAACTTTCATTTAAATCTGTTCTATTAGTTATAAGTGATTCAAGTGTTTTTATTTCTGGTGGTTTATTATATTCTGTTATATACTCTTGTATTTGTGTAAAAATAATTTTCTCTGGTGTAGCTCTAAAATATTCTGACTTTAAAAAGACCGATACCATTCCAGCATACTCATTGTCATGTATTAAATTTTCTAATATTAACTGCTCTATCCTCATCTATATTATTCTCCTTTATAAATCCACTTCGACAGTAAAAACTTATTAGCCATAATACTTTGTGTTTGACCTAAAGAAATAATACCAATCATTCCATCTAACACCATACATAAACAAAAGAACAAATATTTAAGTCTTGCATATGGTAATCCAGCATGTATCGTTTTTGTAAATGTAGGTTGTTCTTCATTAATTTCATCATCCTTAATCTTTAAATCTTCTAAAGAATCTTTAAACTGTTGTTCCTCTGTAGGATAATAAACTGTACCTGTCTTAAAATCTATTTTCACTTAATACACCTCTTATTAATTCACGACTCTCTTTTACATTTATTTCTAAAAACGGTTTATAATTATAACATAATGTTTTTTGATCTCTCCAAATAGGATCAATTAATTTTTCATCAATATTTTTAACAAACTCTAAACAAATATCTAATACAGTAAAAGTTTCTAATGAAATATCATTTCCTAATAACAACTTTAATATAGGTGGATGATTAATTTCATCACAAAGAAATAAATCATTAAACTTTATATCATATTCTTTTAAATATTCTACAATAACTTTAATATCTTTTTTTAAATAAATAGAAAATGTAGTCATTCTTTCTTTATATTCATCAAAATAATCATCCTGAAATTCTGGTGGATGTAATTTACCTTTTGTAAATTGTGATAAATAATAAAAAATTAAATCAACTTCATTAACATATTTTTTACCTAATGTAGTAAAAAATCCTCGTTGCCATGAAAACCCTGTACGACTCTCAAACTTGGCAAAATACTTTTCCATAGATTCGATTGTACCCCATGACGCATTTCCACAATATTTAAAATAATCGTATGATGTTGTAGTAAAATGTAAATATAAAGCATGATATACTTTCCAAGCTTTATAAGTTCTATTTGTTTCTATTGTTTTCTGTTTAGGAAATGTAATCATTCACTCGACCCATATGAAAATTCTTTCTTAGCTACTTCTTCTAACTTACCCATTACATCCTCTGTAAAATACTTCTCGGGATCATTCACAATAGTTTTCTCAAAAGCTTTTCCAGCTGGAGTTTCAAATCTAGTTGAAACTTTCTTGAATATATCATATTTCTCTGCAAGTGCAACTAAACCATAATACTTATCTAATCCTTTTTTATAATCTAACATAGTTTCTGTAATTGATTCTTCTTTGGTCATTCTTCCTTTAACCAATTTCATCTTAACAATATTTCCTAATACCTCAGTACCATCTTTAACTTTTCTTTTACCAAGTGTTACAATAACTGATGCTGCATACTTAATCCCACCTCCACCAGAAATTTCTTTAGATGGAAACATACTCCCTACTTTATCATAAGTATGATTTGTTATGATAAGAGGAATATTTGCTTGTGCTAATTTCAACGCAAGAGTTCTAAAGGCTGATCGAACAGCTGGCGCACGGGTCATATCTCTTTTATCAGAACCACTCGCCGAATCTTCCATCTCTTTTCGTGTAGATAAATTACCAAGAGAATCAAGAAACATCATAACTTGATAATCTTTATCCATATTATCAATTATCTTGATTGCTTGTGTTTTAAATTCTTCTACTGTTGCAACTGGTAATACAATAAATCTGTTAGGATCTAATCCTCTCTCTTTAATCATATCAGATGTCAATGCACCTTCACTCTCAAAGTAAAGAATAATATTACTTTTATCTTTATTCAAATAATTTTTAGCTATACTTAATGCAAAGAATGTTTTACCAACTGCCTCTGAACCAGCTAAACAAGTTATCTTGTTAGATGGTACACCACCATATAATGAACCAGACAATAATGCGTTTAATGAATATGAACCTGTATCCACAAAAGTAGAACAATCACCAACAATACCAGAGGATACCACGCTAGCAAAATCATTTTCAGTTACCTTTATTAAATGTTTAACAATATTTTTAACTTCAGTCATTATATACTCCTAAAAGAAAGATTCTAAAGTACCTCTTTTTTCCGTTTTCCATCCAATAGCATCTAATATATTTTTAATAGGTTGTAAAAAGGCTTTATCAAATTGCATATCATAATCTATATATTTTTCTAAATTAAATTCTTTTGGGAGGTGTGTGGAAACCGATAGAACATTTTGATGAAGGGGATTAGGTTCTTTAAGATAAGCAAATTTAATTTTTTCACCTTCACGAATTTTCGCATATTTTTTTGTTAATTGTTTTTCTCTCAAAAGATGATTATAAACTAAAACACCTCTAACATGAATAGGTGTTCCTTTACCATAGATACTTTTTGTAGAAGTATATTTTTCCACACCGTGTACAGAGCGAGGAAATGCAATATCTTCAAAAGATAATTTTTTAAACTTATCCCGATAATCTTGTAATTTATCTAATACAGTATTTTCATCTGTATTAATAATTGTACCTATCAACTCTTTAATTTTTTCTCTACACCATTCAGGTGTAGAACTACGAACACTTTCTATACCCATAATCTTCAATTTGGGTTCTTTATACTTAACACCTTCTGAATCATAAACATTAAGTATATATCTTTTCTTCGCAGTCCAAATACCTTTATCAGCAATTACTTCTCTACCCATCTTCATCTTTTGTGCGTATGAATTTACATACGAATGAAGGTTTTGATAACTGATATTAATAAATGGTTCAATTTTATCTTTACTAATCTTATCCAAGAAAGTGATAATTTTTGTCGTTTGATTAAGACTTCCTGACTTTTTAAACACTTCATTAACAAGTCTATCAAACGTGACGTATATGCTATCCGTATCCGAGGCGACAACATAATCAATCTCCTTTGTATTAAGTAGATTGTTAATGTATGTATTTATACCTTTGTCAATCCAGCGAATTGCTAGTTGTCCTGCTGTCGTTATACCTTCTGCCATCTCAAGAGAATAATAACGAAAATGTTGATTAGCTAATGCACCGTAAGCACTATTCAACAAAATCTTTTTCGACATCTGAATATTATTACATCTTGATATATTATTAATTACTGTTTGTTTGTTCTTATAATCACCATCTTCTAATTTTTGTTGTTCTTTCAACATCTTTTTCTTAAATTCAACTCTTTCATTATACATATCTTCCATTAACTGTGGAAGAAATCCTTTATATTGATTAGTAAAACATTGACCATTTGGTGTCATACAAGAATTATTATCTTTAAGAAATTTTGTATCTATTTCTTGACTTAATAATTTATCAACTGTTATATCCTTAATAATATCTGTTTTTGTTTCTGGACTTATATTATATTGTTGAATAAGATGAGGATAAAGAGAATTGAGATCAAAACTCATAACCCAATTATGTAAACCTGTCTGAGGTTCTTTTACATATGCACCAACAAAGTCTGTTCGATCTGATTCTTCACCTTTATTAGGAATAACAACATTTCTTTTCTTTAAGAAATTATAGATAATCGAATCCCAAGTTCTTACAGGAGAAAATACATCTTCAAAATTAATCTTAGATTCATATGCAATAGTAACAACCAACTCCAATAACTTCATTTTTTCATCAAGTTTTTCTACAATTTCAACATCACGAATATTATATTCAATAAATTTTTGATAATTTGTTTTATATAAATCATAACCCTGTACTTCACCAACAGCAACTTTTTTTAATCCTAACTCAACAAAACCAATATAATCTAACCGATATGATTCTCTAACTTTATATGTAAACTTCTTATATAAATCAAGATAATCTAAAATTGAAATACCCGGAATGGTGTAATAATAATTTTCTCTACCAGCAATAAAAACACTTCTATCATTTATTACACCGCTCGGAGATAAATTATTAACTTTAAAATGTTCAAAATGTTTATAACGATTTATTAAATAAGGAATATCAAAAAATTTACAATTCCATCCAGTTATAATATTTGGATAATTTGTAGTCCACCAATGATAAAAAGAATCTAACAATTCTTCTTCATCTTCACATTCATTATAATTAATATTTTTTGTATCGTCATGTGGAACATAAGAACCTATTCCCCAAACAAAATAAGTATTACTTATACTATCGTGAACTGTAATAGCAGTAATTTCAGAAGAAGCTGTTTGAATATCAGGAAATCCATCTTCTGCAGATACTTCAATATCAATAGTGTATATCTTTAATTTATTATAATTCCAACGAATTTTACTAGGATATTTTTCAGAAATATATTGAACCATATAATTCGTATTCCCGTAAATAGGATAATTCTTTATATTTTTATATTGTTTAATAAAATCTTTACAGGAAGGAATATCATCAAACTTAACATGGCCTACAGGTTCGCCATCAAGAGTTTTATATTGACACTTATCGGGAGGAGCCGTAACATACATTGTAGGTTGGAAAGTCTCATTAGAAGAATATTCATTATCATCTTGAAACCAACGACAATATATTTTATTTTTAATTAAACCAACGTAGGTATAGAAATTCATTATATAATTATATCAAAAAAGGGTGGAAAAAGCAAGTAAAACTATCTTAATGAACTAAGTTTGATTCCTCAGGAACAACTAAACCTGAGCCAAATACTCTATTATATTCATTTATCAAATTAGTATCAGGTGTGCCAATAACCATAATATGTTGATCTTTTAGAATAAATTTTTCTTCTTTAGCATATGGTAACCAAGGTGCAAATCCTAATTTATCTTTTGACATAGGAACCATTACAACCGGATTACTAATAGAATTTTCTTCTTCATTCCATTCACCTACCAATTCTTCACCACTAATCATTCTTACAACTTTAATATTCATACAATCTCCAATCATTCAAATAAATTAGAATCAATTTCCGTGGCTCCTTTTGCTTCATGTTCATCAGCTGATTTGATTCCAACATTTCCAATACTATATTTTGCTTGTAAATCCCAATCATCTTTTTCACCAAAAGGTAAAATCTTTAATTGACGTATTGGTACTGTAGGTTGTGCTTTTTCAGCATCAACAAGTTTTACAAGTTCCCATTCATGTAAAAGATTGGCAACTGTATTTCTTCTTTCAAGATCGTTTTCTGAAATATTTGTAGCTTTGCCATCCAAAGCAAAAAGTTCTTTGAAATGAACAATATAATATTTTCCTTGTTTATGTAATATATGGCATGATTGAAATAACTTTTTTTCTTTTCTTGAAGCTATTCCAATGCGTGTGAGGGTTTCTTTGACTTTTAAAAAATCATCATCTTCTTTCAATTTCACTTCAACCATATCATCTATTGACCACTTAATACTATCTTCCATTGTAACATCTCCTTTCAATTCAATAATAAATCATTATATAATATTTATACTATGGAGATTTTCCACCTTTACTCATTTTTTGTTTTAGATAGTGAATATCGTCCTCATTTAGAATATTCAATGCTTCTAATGCTTTTTTATTGCTATATTTGTAATATTCTTTAACAATAGACAAATCATCTAACTTTTTTGTTTTTATCCATGGTCGAAATGGCCTTTTCTTTTTCTCGACTGTCTGATGAAGAAAATCATAATGAGCTTTAGTCTCGACCATCGGATTCTCATTCATCATATTTGCGTAATGGATTAAATCAGGTTGGTAGGATAAAGAACGATTTACAAAAAACGCTTTATAATCTTTTCTTTCTCGAATACAATCACCATCATAATCTTTTTTATTCATCAAGTCATTAGCATACTGAAACGGATTCATTTAATTCTCCTCTGGAGGTGGTTGATCTACTCTCCAATCACTTCTCATATTAGCTTTCAAAGTTTCATCATAAGGATTCCAGTCAACATTTCTCAGCACATTAAGAGGATTTTGTTTCTTCTTTTTTCTTCTAGGTCCTTCTTCCTGTTCTTGTGGAAATTGACCTTCACCTTGTTGATCGTAAAAGAAATCTTCAAACATTCTTCTACTTCTTTCACTTTCTTTTTTCCATTTTTCTAACCATTCTTTTCGAGATTGTAAATCTTGATATGGGTCTGATTTAGGATCAGATTTAATTTCTCCATCAGTTTCATCTTTTTCTAATAAATGTTTTAATCTAATTTCATTTATTTTTTGTTTTTCATCAGTAGGTAATTTATTCCATTGTCGGTGTAAAATATTATTTAAATTCTGAAAAAGATTAGCATATAATTGCTCATTTTCTAATGATGCAGCAAAGGCTAAAACAAGAGTAAAGGTCTTATTTAAATCCTCTAAATCACCAAGGTAATTACCATCTTGACCTTGAAGCTCACGACTAAAAAGTTCAACTGAACCATCTGTACGAACAATTAAAGCACTATCATCAGCACCTAATTTAATTTTTAATGAACCCTTCTTATCGGGTTTTTCTTCTTCAGACATATTACACCTCCACTAGTATTTATATATCTTTTACTTTCCAAAAGAATTTAATATATCAGTTGGAATAGTTTTCGATGGTTTTTGTACAAAAACACTAGCCAATATTGATGGATTATCAGGATTTTTAGGATTATCAAAAACTTTATCTATAATTTCTAAGTTTTGAACAATTTTACCCCTAAAAAATTCTTGATATACTTCTTTCATATTACATGCAACAATTTTATTAACCTTCTCATTAAAATCCATTTGAAGCTTTAAATTATGAAATGGTATAACTTGATTAAACTTATAAAAAGTTAATTCATCTTTCTTATTATATGTATTAAAAAAACCATAAGAATTTACTAAGTCTGTACATATAGGACATACACAAGGAAATCTAAACTCTTTATTTAAATTCTTATAATCAATCGTATTAGTCCAATTCATTTCTTCCATAGAAGTTATTCCCCCATGAAATCTACCTCCTAGAAAATATGAACCATAAACACAACCTCTATTCCATGAGGTAGAATCATAAGTAAGCTGAACATCTATATCTTTTTTATTAAAAATATGTTGTATATATTCCATGTACAACATAATTTCACATGAACTAAATCCGAACAAATGAAAATATTCACATTCATCACGTTCAAATTCTCCATTGTTCAATAAAATTAAAAGTACATTGCCTATTAATTCTAAATTTCCTTTTGATCCTCCATAACCCCATCCATTAAATGTTTTAAACTTCGACATTGGTTTATACCATTGTTCCATTGCCGTTTTATTTTGACCTTGCATTACATTTAAAACTTTAGATTCAGACTTTGCATTCTTCGCATAATACTCCGCTGACTCTAAAGATTTAGATAAACTATAATCATAATCATATAATTTAGAAAATGCCGGTCTATCAAGGATAGGAAAAATATTACCGTTAGCTTCAGACCATTTTAAAGCTACTTCATCAGTAAACACATCTTTATTTACAGTTCCCATAGCCAACTGAAACCCACCACTATCTACAAATATATGACATTCATCTCCTATCTGTAACTTTTCACGAAAATTTTCTTTTCTAAATTGTGTTCCAGCAGAAATTAAAATATACGGATTTGTAAAATAAGGATCCAACTCTTTATTAAAAATTCTTAAAGATTTCTTTTTTTCAAAATCTGGTTGATACTTTTTACTTATCTCATTGTCCGTATAATTATAAAACATTGACATTAAACCATCACTATATGCTGGAATATATATCGCGTGTTTTTCTTTATTCATTTATTCCTTTCATATTATTTAACAGAGAAAAGAACTCTGCTTTCAAATGATCTATTTTTAAAAAATCACCACGTATTACAGATGTCAACATATCACTTTCATGTTCTTTAACACCACGAGCGGTCATACAAAAATGTTCTGCCTTAACAACAACAGCTACTCCTTTAGCTTCAGTTTCTTTTTCAACCATATCAGCTATTTGTTCTGTCATTTCCTCTTGTATTTGAGGTCTTGAAGCAATCCAATCAACCATTCGATTAAACTTAGAAAGACCTATAACTTTTTTTCCCGGGAAAATCCCAATATAACATTTACCTGATATGGGTTGAAAATGATGAGCGCAAGTTGAATCAATACTAATAGGACCCGTCATATATAATTGGTCATACATCTTAGCATTAGGAAACGCTGTTACTACAGGTGGAGGATAATATCTACCACGAAAAGTTTCATTAATAAACATCTTAGCAACTCTTTTTGCTGTGTCTTTTGTATTATGATCTTTCTGTGAATCTATAACTAAAGAATCTAATACACCTTGAAAAGACTCAGCAACTTCTTCTATGAGTCCGTCTATATCTCCATCCTCTAAAAAAGCATAAATCGAATCATTAGCCAGATAAGATTTTGATGAATCAACACTTTCAAAACTATAATCTAATCTTTCTTTAATCTTTTTAGAAATCTTCATACACTAACACCTTCTGAATCATGTATAGGATCAGGAACACCAGCCAACTCAAATCCTTTCTCTCTCAAAAGACATGCATGACATTTTCCACAAGGAGGAAATTCTCCATTATAACAAGTATGACTATACTTTAAAGCTTCCATACAACCTGGAAGATCAACAGCCATTTCAACAGTTTGTTTTTTATCTAATTGAATTAGAGGAGTAACAATTTTAATATCTTTCTCCAATCCCTCATTATAAACATTTTCCATACCACGAATAAAACCTTCTCGACAATCAGGGTATCCACCATAATCTTCTTCGGACACACCAGTAATAACAACATCACAACCATGCACATAAGCACGATTAGATGCAATTGTCAAGAACAACATATTTCTTGAAGGAACAAATGTTTTTTCCAAACCACCGGGTAATGATGCCGCGTCTTTATATTGTTCAACATCATAATCAGAATTTACAAGAGGACTAGTACCTTTCAGAATATTACCTACTTCAATAACCTCATGTTCTACACCTGCCATCTGAGCAATCTTTTTAGCACATGCAATTTCTCGTCTATGCTTTTGACCATAATCAAAAGTAATAGCAACATGCTCATCAAAATTTGCTAACGCCCAATACAAACAAGTTGTACTATCTTGACCACCTGATAAAACTGTTAAAGCTTTCATAAAATTCTCCTTTTCATATTATACTACCGTACGGGTTATGTGCTATTGCACTATTAGCACCATGTTCAAAACACTCCACACTATATAAACTCACGCGTCCATGAGTTTCTTTTCTAACTTCTGGAGCAACAAAGTCAAAAACCTGTTTAGCAAACATTTCACATCCTACACCTTTTACAACATTTATACATGCTACATCTTTAGATAATTTTAAAATATTTGATAATTCTGGATCATCTTCTGCTATTGCTAACTTATGGTCAAAATTATCTTCAAGATACTTCTTAATCCACTTACATCCTCCGAAATCATAAACCCAATTTCTCTTATCTAATTCTTCTGCTTCAAATACAAAACGAAATCCTAAACTATAACCATGAATAAAATGACAATGACTATCAGCTCTCCATTGTCTAAAAGAGCAACTCAATCCTACATCATTACCGAATGTTTTAGTACTTCTATACATTAAACATACTCCCACGGAAAGACAATCCATTGTCCATTTCTTTCATTTAAATAATCTACACCATCTTGATTTTTAGATCCAAACAAAGCAGTATATATCACATACGGATTCTCTTTTAAATCCGGCATGTTTTTAATTTTTCTAAATGTATGTCCTGTATCATATATGTCCTCAGCAACAATTAGAGTTGAATCCGAATCAAATGATTCGGTATCAGCAGGATGAAGGATCCATTCTGGTTCAGTATCTTTACCATCTCTTGATTGAAAACGAATAATACTCATTGGACAATCCAACGAATTACTTAAATGAGTTGCGATAGGAAGTGATCCTCTATACACACCTACTATATGAGGATTTGATACTCTTGTAAATCTATCCACCAAATGTTTCATATCTTTCATATAATGAGCATAGTTATAATAAAATTTATCAGCCATTTACACCACCTGTTTATTTAAAAGATTAGTCATATTAGATAACAATTCATTCTGTTCAGCAAGTAAATCTATTTTTTTATTAACATCCTTTTCATTTTGAATAGCTATTCTCATTTTATTAATATCTTTTGTATAAGAATAAATTTGTTCTCTCTCATGCATCCATGTTTCAACACCAAGAGGAGCCGAAAACGTAGGCAACTTCCCAAATGCACGAGCATCATTCATATAAAGAACAAAACTTTCAAGAACCCTTCTTAATAATGCACTTCGATAAACTCCCATTTTTTTAGCTAATTCTGTAAAATCTTTTACAAGTTCAATAGGCATTCTTGTTTTACCCGCTCTTGCTTCTTCATCTATATACATATATGAATCTTTGATTTGTTTAGTCATTAGGTCCCCCATTTATTACCAAACAAATTAATATGTAACCGAGGACTAAAAGAATATCCGTATTTTAAACACAACTGAGCAACTGTGCCTTCTGTATAAGATTGACCATCACTTGTAGCACCTTCGGGCATCATATAAACATTATCAATAATTACACCCGCTTCTTCATACTCATTAATAAATTCTTCTGCTTCTTTAAAATCTTCTTCATCTCTAACAACAAATTTTAAATACAAATATGAATGAGGCCATCTATTATAAGACAACAAAGCTTCTGGTCTTAATGCTTCTTCTTTTTTTTCTCCACTCAATGAAAGTTTAGGAGATACAGACCATGTAATTCCACCCCATCTCGCAAAACCTCTATCACCATATCTTCTATAAAAATCTATATAACGATCATGTGTACTTTCTGAAATATGTTCATTAAAAGAACATTCTTGAGTACCATTAGTTTCAAATGTTATAAACTGTGTAGGAAATTTCGGATGAAAAATAAGATCCATTAATGGTTTTTGGAATCCCTTTAAAAGAGGTTCACCGCCTGTAATAACTAAATGAGGACTATCAGTTGATACTTCAGGTTGATATTCATTAAACGATTTAACAATAGTATCTATATCTTCATAGTGTGCAAGGTGTCCCCATTTCTTACCCCAACTAAAAGAACTATCACATCCTATTTCGGGAACTGGTAAATCAACTAAATGTTTTATATCAGGATAATCTTGATTGTGAGGCATCTTATCCTCAGGTAACCATTTAGATTGATCTCGACTAGTTTGACCAAAACCTCTACACTCAAAGTTACAACCAAACAAACGAAGGAAGATAGAAGGTACCCCCACAAACCTTCCTTCTCCCTGTACAGAATAAAACATCTCACTATATCTTAATTTACTCATAATGTATCTACTTTCGTTAGTCCAAATTGTTCAACTAGATTAACTACTGAGTTATCTTCTGTTTCCTTCGGTACACCTTTACCATGCTGCTTTTTGCTTGCCCATATAGCGTCAATACATTCATCATCAGTATCATACGCATGTTCTTCAAATGAAAGCATGTATCTAATTTCAGGTTCATGTTGATCTAAATGCACAACCATAAGTGTTTTTATTTTATGACAAACAGCACAAAGAGTTTGTAAATTTTTCGACCATATATGTTTATTACCCTTCTTCTTAGGATCATTGTCATGGAACTCATCTTTATGATCTACTTCTAAAATACCCGCTCTTAATCTTTCAGGTATATGTTGAACACCTTTACATTTAAATCCTAACCTTCCATCTACATTAGCACATTCAGGAAGGCGATAGAATCTATACTCACCAAAGAAATCATTCATTTTTTGATGATGTTTAGTGCAGACACAACAACTTTCATCCGTATGAAATGATAAATTTGGATGAGGTCTATAATATGGATCTTCAGGTCCGTGTACATTTTGTACAAGATTATTACAACCCGGTTCACAACATTTAACTCTTTTTGTAGCATCTCTTTCTCGCCCACATTTACATTTAGTCAATTTAGTCATAGTAATTAAAATATAAGAATATTATAACAAAAACAAATTATAAAAACAAGGGAAAAGTTATACAAACTCACAATTCATCATAAGTTCTGTTAAACAAGCAACCATGTTCACTTCCTGATCCGCAACAAAAGCTGACTTATAAGAATAATCAGCTATGGTTAATACCGCATTAGGAATACTGGTTTTTTCAAAACGATTATAAAGACTGTCATAGATTTGACGATACAAACGAACATGGTCATTATCTATATTCTCAGCTACCCACTTCCTCATGGTTGAGAAATCTTTTTTCTTTAATGCTACAAATAATTCTTTAAGATTTTCTTCAGATGATTGTACTAAAATATTCTCATCTATCATTCCACCAACAGAATGTTTTTGTAACTCATTTAACACTCTCCTAAAATCTGGAAAGTGTTTCATAATTAACTGTGCGATAACATCCGGTTTATATTTAACTGATTCTTTATCCAATATATCAGAAGTTATCTTCAAAAATTTTTGTGCAAGTAATGGTTTGTCGTCTTTCTTAATCTTAAAATCAACTACACTACATCTGGAATGTAATGCTGGGATGATTCTGTTTTTGAAATTACAAGTAAAGATAAAACGACAATTCTGAGCGAACTGCTCTATGGAACCTCTCATGGCTGGTTGAACTGATTCAGGATTCATATAATCAGCCTCATCAATAATTAAAACCTTCTTCCCACCTGATAGACTAACAGTAGACGCAAAGTTAGTAATGGTAGTTCTCAAGGTATCAATCATACGACCTTCATCACTACCATTAATCATCAGCCAGTCACATTCTAGCTGGTTACACAAAGCTTTGGCTATCGTAGTCTTGCCAATCCCGGGACTCCCGGTGAGAAGAAGGTTTGGAATTTCACCCTTCTCAACAATCTCTGAAAAAACTTTTTGTGTGTTGTTTGGTAATACACATTGGTCAACTAATTTTGGTCTATACTTTTCTACCCATAATATATCATTCATTCATTTTTTTCCAATCATTATTAAATTGTTCAAGTCCAGATACAGTCAATTTATGTTTGAATATATCCCATATAACTTTTGGAGGACAAGTTGCAACATCTGCGTATGGTGCTACCTCATCAACATGAGTTGAACTTCTTATAGAAGCTGCTAAAACATTAACATTAGTAGTTGCTTCACTAATTTCTTTAACTAAAGCAATACCTGATCTTAATTTATGATCTTCTAATCTACCTACAAAAGGACTAACATAAAGCGCACCTACATTTTCAGCTAACAAAGCTTGACCTACTGTAAAACAAAGTGTCATATTAACATCAGCACCTTTGTCAACAATTGCTTCACAAACTCTAATACCATCAGGTGTACAAGGAAGTTTTACTACAACATTCTCGTGGATTTCATTAATCTTTAATGCTTCTCCTAACATATCAAAATAATTTTCTTTTGTAACTTCTGCAGAAACAGGTCCGTCAACAATCTCACAAATTTCTTTAACAACATCATGCCAATGGGAAGTAATATTAGATTCTTCCATTGCAATTAATGTAGGATTTGTTGTAACACCTTGTATTAATCCATAGTCTTTAAGTTTTTTTATTTCATCTATATTACTTGTATCAGCAAAAAATTTCATATTCTTACTCCTAAGTATATTAAAAATGGCAACGGGATTCTTAGCAAACGTATTATTTACGCGTATCAAGTACGCATGGCTCCGTAGAGGGAAAACGTCTTTCCTAACCTCCGTTTTCAGAATCACCTAACGACAATGCCGTGCCGAGCCTCATCACCGGCTTAGCATCTACTATGAGTGGTTATCTCATTTCAATCATGTGTAGCACACTAGTTGGGAACTACCCCAACATGGGCTGTATAATATAGTGAAATAAAACCAGATACGCAATCACTATAATTAAGATTGGTATTATATAGTTCTTATCCATTTTATAATCTACTTAACCAACCTAGAAAAGAAATTAATAATATACTCAAACATATACCTATAAAAGCATCTCTAGCAATTACCCACTTACTCATTATTATCTCTCCTTTACTAGTCCTAATTTATAAAGTAACCATATAGATACCCATGTTAGATCAAATTCAAACCATTTTAAACCATGCTTTGATTTCTTCGGATGTTTATGATGATTGTTATGCCATCCTTCTCCAAAACTTAATATTGCAGCCCACCAACAATTAGTGGATAAATCATTTTTAATATCATAGTTTTTATATCCCCACATATGACAAGCACTATTGACTAACCATGTTACATGATACACAAAAACTAATCTTACAAAGATTCCCCAGACAACCCAAGAGATACCACCTAGTAAATAAAATAAAATACCAAGAGCTACTTGAATATGAATGTAATACTTATCTAAGAATTGATAAAATTTATCTTTGTTAATATCTTTTGTATGTTGTTTTATGATATTATCGTTATCACTATCTTGTGTATATAACATCCATCCTATATGAGACCACCAAAATCCACGATTAGCATTGTGTGGATCTTTTTCTGTATCCGAAAATTTATGATGTTGTCTATGATACCCTACCCATTTGATAGGACCGTTTTGACAAGCAAGGGTTCCACAAAACACAACAAAATAATCTAACCATTTTGGTAATATCAAACTTTTATGAGTCAAATATCTATGATAACCCAAACAGATACCAATAGAAGCAGTCAGCCAATACATAAATATCATTAGTGCTACAGCACTCCAACAAAATATCTCTGGTATAAAAGCCAATAAAGCTCCAAGGTGTAAAAAAAGAAACCATGATATAATTGGTTTTGAAATTACCTCACTATTCATTTTTAAGACCCATATGTTGAATCAGGTTCTAAAGCAATCCAATATTCTAAACTATTATTAGTATTTTTAAAATGTGAAATACCCTTTTCAGAAATAGATACTATATAATCTCCACCAACAATTTTTAAATTTTCTGATTTAAAATACATCTTAAATGGTTCACCTACACCTTCAGCCAATTCAACAGAATAATCATTAGAAGTATCATTCTGTTTATTTGTAACAGTTAAATACATCTTATTAGATTTAGAACAGCCTTTAACCATAACATCATTTAATTGTAAAATATTAGCCATCTTCATTACTTTATCATATTGAGATTTAGCTAATTTAAAATCAATATCCACGGAAGGCATTTCAATATCTTTATCAGGAGTTACAACAACAGAAGGATCCGCATAAAAATATTTCAAAGATTCATTATTATCCGAGGATGAAGAAATTTTTACATACTTATCATTAAAAGTTAAATCGGGATTGTTCATAGTAGTCAATACACCAATAAACTCACTTAATTGATAAATAGCAAAGTCTTTTGGAAATGTTTCCTCTACTTCAGCATGTGCTAATATATTTTTCAATGCTGAAACAGTTTTAATTTTATTTCCTTGAGTAATCAAAATAGACTGATTAATCTCAGAAAAATTCTTTAAGACATCAAGTGTCTTGTTACTTATTTTCATTACGAATCTCTCCTTGTTACAGCTTCTTCGCTTGTTAATGGTTTAGGTTGTTCAAAAGTAACTGCTCCAGAAGCAGTATCAGTTGTGGCAGGAATTTCTTTCTCAGGTGGGATGGGAATTTCTTTCATAGAAGTTGGTAAAGGAGTGTTTGAATCTTGTGGAGATTCTTTATCTGCCTTTTCTTTAAGTTCTAAAGCTTTTTGATAATCAGCTTTTGCTGGTTCACCAAAATATCCTTCTAGTATTGCCGACTTAAAATTTTCAATTAATAATTCAAAAACTTTTTGATCTCGCCTTGCCCAAGCAGCAGCAAACAACATTGCAGGATTGACCATCCCATCTTTTCTAATCATTCCTTCATCACCACCTACTCCTGCTAATTCTAAAGCTCCATCTTTACGAATTTTCATACCAACATCACCATCTCTAAACTTTAAAAGTTCTCTTGGCATAATTACCACCTCCTTTGCATCAAAATATTCATGTTCCAATTTATACCAGACCTTTGCCTCAAACAAGGATCTCCACATGCACGCCTCATATTATTAATATGAACCATAGCATCTAATCTTTGGTTTACCTGATCCAAATTCATTTCATAAGTTGGATGATTTCCAATAAAATCAACTCCCGTAGGAAGTGCAGCATGTTGCATCTGATCTTTAAAAACTGTTTCAGATACAGGTAAAAATTGACTTCGACTAAAACAACAACCACTTTCAAAACGACTATTCTCTAAAGAAATAAAATTTCCTTGATCCATTTCTCTAAATAAAGAATTTTTCTTTTCTTGAAATTGTTTTCTTAGTTTTTCAGCATATTGATAACCACGATCAACAAGTTCGCCTTTTTCTTTATTGTATTCTTCTTGAGACAAACGACCGGTATTAAAACGTGAACACAATTCTTGATATTCAGCAACCATTTTTTGTACATCACGTTTCCATGCAATACCTGAAGAACGACCTACACTAATCTCAGGTCCGAATCCCCACATCAAACCACCAAACTTCCAACCAAAAGCAACTTGACTATTCTTTTGACGCATGATAGAACAATCTTGTTTATCAACAACAGCGGTCATTGTATGCTCTTTATCAACAAAAATCTTAATCTTTCCAGATTCTGTTTCACCAACTTCCTGATTATTAAATGAATAATTCTCTTGGGTTTCAATATTAGAAGAAGGAGATTGGCCAATTCCAATCTCCCCATAAGCAGGACCTACATATAAGGTCATAAAAACTAACATAATATAAGTAAATAAAGTCATTTTATAACTCCTTAAAAATCAATAGTTTAGACATGCCGGGAGATCCGCGACACTAGAAAGGAACATCATCTTTATTGTCAACAGGTTTCGCGTTTTCAGTATCATCAACCTCAACCTCAACCTCCTCCTCTAAAGATACACCAGCATCAATCTTGGTGTATAGATCACAAAAAGATTCGCGAGTTTCATCATCAAAACGCTCAAGACACATTGTAACAGCTTTCATTTTATCATTAAAGATAAAGAAAGACTTAGAAATATCAATCAGTCTGCGAGTAGTAATGATTTCATCAACAGCACCTTCTTTAAAAGATTTACGAATAACATCAGCCCACTTAACAAGCTTCTCAACAAAATCACCAGCTTCAACTTCATATTTCTCAAATTGTTTATTGAGAATTTTTTGTTCATGTGATTGACTAGGATACTCTTGATAAAATGTTGCTGAAAATCTATCCAAGAATGCTTCATTCAAAATATTAGTACCAATGAAACGACCATCATCAGAACCTTTACCTTTTGTATTAGCAGTTGCTACTACATTAAATCCAGGTTCTGGATAAACCACTTCATTAATCTTTTTAAGATAAATAGGTTTACCTTCTAGTACTGGTTGCAGACACATGATTTTATGAGAAGCCAAATCAATTTCATCAATCAACGCAACAGAACCACGACGCATTGCATTAATGATAGGTCCGTCTTGCCATACAGTTTCACCATCAACTAAACGGAAACCACCAAGTAAATCATCCTCATCAGTTTCAACTGTAATGTTTACACGAATCAGATCACGTTTCAGCTTAGCACAAACTTCATGTATCATAGAAGTTTTGCCATTTCCAGAAAGTCCAGTAACAAAAATAGGATAGAAAATTTTACGACTAATAATAGTTTTAATATCTCTAAAATGACCCCACGCAACATACTGAGGATCTTTTATTGGTACTAAACTAATAGTATTAGATTGTACAACTTTAGGTTTTGAAATAACAGCTTTTTGTGAATATTTTGACTTTGCTACTTCTGCTTTTTTATCCCAATATTCTGCTGTCTCTTTTTCATTAACTACTGCCATATCTTTCTCAAGAATTTTCTTTTTAGTTGTAACAGTCTTTTCAGTATTCTTAGAAAAAGCATTCGCAAAGGAAAATACTCCACGCTTTCCAGTTCCACAATGTTTCATAAGTACATGCTGATAAATTGCAGACCATTTAGACTTAGGAAGCCCAGCAGACGCTAAAGCATCTTTAGCCTGTTGCATGGTAAATTCATCATCACCATAAAGTTTTTCAATTTCATCCTTAAATTGTCGCCGGGTTGGGGTTGTATCCATATCAAGTTTACTCATAATTTAAAACTCCTCACTTAATTTTTATACTACTATTATAACAAATTATTACCGCAAATACAAGGAAAAGGTTAATCTCCTAAACCTCTGTATTTTCAGTAATTAAATCAATAAATCGACTCAAGATAATACGATTTACCTTAAAAGCATTATTTTTCTTCATAAAAGTACTTACAATTTTACGTTGAGTCATATACGGGTTTATATCTAAATTATCAGAAAGTTCTTTACCAATATTGTCTCCTCTAATAACATAATATTCATCATAACCACCTTGTGTATTAACAAACCAACCATCTTTTCTAGCTTGCTTAATCCACTTATCATAATATGCACGTTTTTCATTATAATCAGGACAAGAATACTCTGGAACATATCTCCAAAGAGAATTACTGGAAAAACTACTAAGAATAAAAAACCCTACAATATTAATTCCTAATCTATCTTTTACAATATCAAACATTGCTGGGGTTGTAGCTCTACCTCTGCCATGCATTCCTCCTTGAAAGACTAAATGATTCTTTTTCTTTTTCGTATCTTTTATATAGATATTAGTTTTCTCTTTATAAAAATTCTCGCGAGTAAATCTATTTGCGGGATTATTAATAGTATCATATTGAGAAAGTTGTCCACTCGCTTCTCCATCAGTTAGCCAAACCGAATGAACACACTCAAGATTATTCTTTTTCTTAAATTCCCGAATAACATGCTCAGATAAAAGAATCGCACCATTCAAAGGAGTGCATCTAAGCTCATCTTCTTTTGGAATAGGATAACCAGCATGTGGATAACCTTGCATTGCATAAGGTTTATTACGATTAGCAATAATACAAAGATTAATCAAAGCTTTATTATACTCCGCTAAATTCATACGACTAGAAATATAATTTCTCAAACACACTCTTGGATCCGTAACCATATCGCCATGCTTATAATTAAATGTATAGCGTTTATCTGTATCACTTGGATCCATTTCTGTAAAACTATAAACTTCAAATGGAATATTTACTTTTTTACAAAAGAAAGTAAGCTCCATAACTTGTTTAATACAACCAAAAATATTAGCTGACATTGATCCAGACCAATCAATAATCATTACCAAACCATGACTCTTGCCTTCGGGCAATCTCATATTCTTTTTAAAAACATCATCATTATATTTGGCAGAAAATAATTTGTTTGTATCTAAAACACCAGTTTTGGACATTGATCTTTTCTTATATACTGTAGCAGCTTTCTTTCTTTCAAACTCCATAGCTATATGATTAACAGTTTTAAGAGATTCCTTTTTCCATTTATTTAATGTAAATTTAGCACCTTCATAAATTGAATCCTTCAAACGAGCAAACTGTGATGCTTCCATATGCATATAACCAATATCCTTATTTGGATTTGCATAAAAATCATCAATATTTTTATGTACTCTTTTATAATCATGTACTCCAACATCCCAATTTATAGAATCAGGAACCGTTAAATAAATGTTTTTTCTATCTTTTTTAATTAAAGAATCCAAACGCTGTTGAAAATGTTCATAAGTAGTTGACTGAACTTCATCTCTTAATTTTTCAGGAACATCTTCAGGATCAACCCGAGAAGCTTTATCTAAAATATCCTCATCATTATCATACTTTTCAAAAGAATCATCCTCAGCATCAATTTCTTCATCTCCAGATTCACCTTTATCTTTTTCATTTGTTGAAGCAGTTTTTCCATCTTCATCAGTTTCTGCTGAATCACTTGCTTCATTTTCTTCATCAGAATCAAATTCTTCAGGTTCATCATCAGAATTAAAATCATCTCCGTCTATTTCTTCATCCGAAGGTGATGGAGTAGTATTTTCTCCCCATTCAGATTCTCCTAAAACATCATCCTCTGTTTTATTCTCTTTTGCATAAGCATAAATTTCTTCTGCAATTTCTTCAACTTCTTTAAAATTTCTTAGTTTTTCAATTCGATTAACAAAATCCATCTCCACATCATTAAAGGGAACATTAACAAAACTCTTTATTTTAAAATAAAGATTTAATCGGTCAAGAATGTTCATATCTTTAATTGGTTTTTTAGAAGTTCCAAAGAAATCTTTTTGAGTTAAATGTTTATAACCCGCAAAGAATTGCTTGCGCAGACCCGGATAACGATTTTTAATTAATTTCTCAATCCGAGCATCTTCTATTATATTAACGCAATGTTTAGAAGATTTTTTATAAGCTTTTTTAACTCGCTCAATGTTGGTTGGTGTGAAAAGAGCATGCCCAACTTCATGGCCAACTAAAAGGTCATAAAGATAATTTGGCATATCTTTCCAGATAGGAAGGATTAAAGACCGATTTACAATATCAAAATAAGCAGTATCAACCTGCTGATGCTGAATATCAAGATCCTCGGTCGCCAGCAACTTTGCTAGTTTTTCTTTACTTTCAATTTTCATCATATATTATACTCCTCAATTATTACCTATTATTATACAGCAATTAGGATTTAATACAAGGAAAAAGTGGATCTCCCGGCGCATCTAAGTGGTTGATTTTAAAGGAGTTATAAACTTTTTTTGGAGAGAACTGTAAATGACTGTAAACAAAGGAGTTACAAGAAATCCCTATAACTCCTTTGTTTATAAGGGTTTATCACTTAATATCTATAAATTTTGCTTTATCTGATTCTTTTTTGGGCAAATTTATAGATAATACGCCATTTTCCATTTCAGCTGATACTTTATCAGCATTTATTGCACTTGGAAAATTCGCGAATGATTGTTCAGTTTTCACACCATAAAATTGTGTGTCTGTTTCAGATACATCTTTTTTACATTTAATAGTAAGAACACCTTCTTTAAATGTAAGATCAACATCTTTCTTTGTTAGACCCGGCATAACAATATCTAACTTATAGGCTTCGTCTGTTTCATCCCAGCGATATTTGTTCTTTGGTCTATGTGCTACTCCGGTAGTCCAAGGATCATTATTCATTAGATAGTTGTCAAACCTATCCCAATTTGTCCAAGCTGGAAAAATATCATCAAACATACTAAATGGATCCCTTCTTGTAAGTGAACTAGTCATAACTTTGTACTCCTTATTTATAATTAATAATATTAAGTGCCTCTATATATATAATAAGATCGCAAATCATATATGTCAAGGTCTTAATAAAAAAAAAGTTAAAAAAAGTTATAACTCGTTTATTTTAAGTAATATACACCATAGGCCAATGATACCGAAATAGCCAATCCCAACATCAACCGGAGAAAATCCGTATATAACATTGGAAAAATTGCTTTCTTATGTTCTTTACCATAAGTAAGATTTCCATATCCCATTTGAACCCAAATCCCCAATTCTCTACCAGCTAACATTCCCATAAAAACGAATGTTGTTGACATTGGAATATCATTAAGTTCTTTGAAAAAGAATAAAACAAAACAATAAACAAGATCAATCAATGTTGCTGATCGAACATATCTTGTATTTGTTTTTGTTAATACTATCTCTTGAATCTTACCACCACGTTCCCAAAACATAAATGCAAGACCAAGCAGCATTACACAAATAACAAATA